CCATGTATTACCACCAGACTCTTCACTTGTAATAGAAGGCGGGTAGTAGAAGTAGTGAAGCTCTGTTTCATACTGCACATCAGGTGTAGGTCCTAAGATAAACGTCAATTCGTTTATATCATTAGACTGCGGTCCAAAGATAGCATAATACTTAGGCGTCCCATAACTTGTTGGGCTTGGGTAAGCTTCGCGGATGAAGTTCACGTCTTTGTTTAAAAGGTATGTATACTCACCGGATGTAGGGTCAATAACCGCAATAGAGTAAGCCGATAAAAAATCATTCGGGCATTGTAAGTATTTATTATTAGCGGTAACTATACCCGTGACGTTTTTACGCAGGTCTGGAAGCTGTATTGAATTGTAAATACGCTGCTCAGACTGTTCTATAAAAGTATTTAGCTGCGCGGTTGTAAATGAATTTTCAACGTAGTCGGAAATTGCAGTGCAAAGTTCTAAATATGTCATGTTGCAATCCTAGATAAACTATAAGACTTTAACAATTTTCGATTATGTTTCATTGCTTCGCCTATTGTGTTATGTTTGACATTAAAATACTCAGCAGCGTACTTTTGACATAAAAACGATATATGTAACTCATCGCATAATACGGGTTTCCACTTTGACTGCGCCATTTTAGTTATGCTTTCTTTGCTCATAACCCGACCAGTCGATGCTTTCCTACGTTTAGCAATAGCTTCTGGAGTGCTTGCTGCTTTTTTAAGCCCTGCTATACGCCGCGCTCTTATCTCAGTATCTTGCCATTGTGCCGCTATTAATGCTGATTTATCACATGGAGGCCTTACTTTTTTAATATGACCCTCCCATCTTTTTCTATTGCCTAGTGCTTGGATAGACCTCATATACAAAATACACGCATCAGTCTTATGAGACTTTTTTAATATCTCAATATGTTTGGCTCTCCAAACTGGGTCACCCCATTTAGATTTTAGTCTAGCTGATATGTTCTTACGTTCATCAGGAGTAACATTTCTATTACTAGCTCCTGCTCCACCAGCCGTCATATTGTATGTGGTATTATACTCACTAATAACTAGCTTTTCTAAGTCATTTAAATAGTCCACGTGTAAAACATACACTAATTCAGAAAAACTAAACGCGGAATTTCCATAAGTATTCCATGCCGTTTGAAGTTTTTTAGAATGATGAGTATTGTTATTTAACTTTACTACATGGTTAGAATATCTTTTGTTTATTTTTTGGCGTGTTTGACCAACATAACACTCACCAGTTATGTTGTTGTATATTTTATATATCACACCACCGTAAGTCATAGCTTATGCCATCGGTCCGCGAGCTGTTTTACCTTTCGTTGCAGCGCCGTTTCCACGAGTTTTAACACCAGACGTTTTAATGCCTGTCTGTGGATAGCCTGCTACTTTAGGAGTAGGTTCTGTTTTAATTTTGCCTGTCATGGTAGTTCTCTAAGTTGTGATTGTAACAGTGCCAACAGACGCGATGGCAACAAGGTAATTAGGTGTAAGTACTGCATCAAACTGTGAAGCGCCACCAACTGGTGCCCAACCCCATTGAAATACACGACTTCCGTCTTCTGGGTATTGTAACGTATTTAAGCCCGATTGATAATAACTTGTATCAGGGCGCGGGTTACGCAATGCCTGTGGGTCATAAATTGGGAACATTCCTATTAACAGTTGTGGGTGGTCAGGGTCCCAACACGAAGGGCAGACTAAAATATTGGTTACTTTAGTCTTAATCGTTAGTTTTTTAAGGTCTTTTAACTGAAACCTTTGAGAGCACCTATCGCAAAACGCATGACTCCATTTCCCAGATGAGTATTTAACTGACATAACTAAACGTGCATAATCCGTGGAACAAACCGATTACTCGCTTTCTCTCTGTCTTCTGAGAGTGCCAAGTCTAACTGTTGCTCATACTCCCCTTTAAGCATTTGAATACGCGTAGGGTCTACGCCAGCAAGCTTCATACTAAGATAAAAAGCTAATCCTGCTACCATCGCGTTCAATAAACGGAACGGGATATCTTGTGTGTTTACTGCATTTCCAGCATCTTGCATCCTGCGTAGTCGCCAGTAAACAAAGTAATAATAAGGTGCTTCGACTGTGCCTTGGTCTGGTGTAGGCCATATATTAATCTGTGGAGCTTTAGTAACTGTAGTTGCACCGTCAGGGTAAGTTGCTCCTGTGCGGCGGTTAATCCATACTTGAATCGGTCTGCCCCGTGCATTTTTATTAGGGATTGTAGAGTAAGTCGATTCAGAGATACGAGAAATATTAATATCTACTTGGTTTTGCCCTGTGCCTGTACGTACTACATGGTCAAGTAAATCAACAGTGTCTATAGGTAGGTCATAAGCAATTTGACCCGGTATAAGCGAAATGGGTACAGCACACTGTTCAATTGTCCATAAATTAATACCTCTATTTGCAAACTCTACTAAGAGTAAGTTTAGAGAGCGTCTAGCTGTGCGCATATCATAACCGCTGCGAAGTTCTTGTCCGCAGCGCTCAAACGCCTCTTCTACGAGGTCACCTAAATCAAGGTTAAAGTTTGCTGTACCCGATGTTGTCATTTCTTTTTACCTTTTCGTCCAGGTACTTTTTTAGGGTTAATGCACCCCATTCCGCGAGAGAATCTCATAGGTATTTACCCTTTGTATGACCTTTAGTTGCACAACCATCACCACGTTTAGAAGCCGATGTACGTGATACATTTCCGCCTGATGCAAACTTTCTAGCTGGTACTTTCTTAGCAGGTTTAGGTGGACGTTTAGTCATGCCGCCTTTTTTAAAGTCAGTGTCTTTAAGCTCTGAAGGTTGAGGTAAATCAGAATCTTCTGATTTAACCAACGTACCAGTTTGTTTATATCGGTCAGTAATATCTTTTAACGCAGCGGTATCAGCCTCTCTACCTTTAGAAAAAGCCGCCCACTCATCAGCCATACTATTGCGAGAGCTTTTAGCGGGCGATGCCCTCTTACTAGGTGCAATTGATGATTTAGGATTACTAACCGGTTTAATTTCTACCGACTCTTTCTCTATCACCATTGGTTTTTTAGATGCGTTAGAAGGCGTTACCGATACAGAAGTTGACTTAGTTGCTGTCTTAGTAGGCTTACCCCCGTCATCATCCATATAAGAATCTTGCGGAACTTTACCTAATACTTCATCTACTTTTTTAGAACGTTCAGCAGGGGTTAAACTATTTGAATAGTCTATGTCAGCCTTCTTCTTTGCAGCGGCTTTATCAAAGGCGGCTTTCATTTCAGAAACTGTCTTCTTCTGAGAATCAAATGGGCCTAACCCTGACTTTTTCCACGCTCCTGCTTTCGCTTCTTTCTCAGCATCGTATGGACCTTTACCTACACCTGTAATAAATGCCATCTCAATCCCCTAGATCATTTTACCTTTAGTGTGACCTTTAGCTGCTACACCGTCTGCACGAGTAACACCGCCTTTAGCATAGCATTTGCCGCCCATAGCCATTTGTTTACCTTTTGTATGACCTTTGGTTACGCAGCCATCACCACGAGTAACACCGCCTTTAGCCATGCACTTACCGCCATCTTTCATCTTTTTAGAATCTTCCATTTTCTCACCTTTAGCATATTGCTGTGGAGTGAGTTTACCAGACTTAATAGCTTTGCCTTCTTTAAGCTCTTCGCTATAAGTATCTTTACCTTTAAATAACTTTTTTAAATTAGCCACATTGCCACCTTCTTTAAATTTTTTGCCTTTATCGGCTTGATTAAACTCTTTAGCTACGCTAACTGGTATACCCGCTTTCTTTGCAAAGCTTGGGTTATGAGCGGCAGCTGCCATAAATTTTTTCTGTTTAACTGATGTACTAGGCACATTTCCACCGTTTCAAAGACGCTGCTTTGCGTGTAGGTTTACCGTTCTCATCTTTCATAGGACCAGGCATACCACTCATACGCGCACAAAATGATTTCTTACGAGAAGCGTCTTTTTTGGATTTAGGGTTAGGTGCTGGTGCTTTTAAGTTAGAGCCCGTAGCCGCATTATATTTTGCACGACCTTTGGCTGTAAGACCTGCGCCCTTAGAGACGGGAAGTTTCTCACCTCTACCTACTGCTAATACTGGAGCTTTCTTTGCCATCTTATTTACCTGAGAAATGTTCAAACGCCCAGCCAACTAAACCACCAAAAGCTGCACCTGCACCACCCATAACCATTAAAACGTGCCATCCGCCTTTAGCCTCTGAAAGAGTTTTGCTTATATCAGCAACGGAAGCTTTAAGTTCTTCCATATCTTTAACCAATTTGTCCATATCAGTTTGCAAGTGTTTAATCTCGTTTTCATGAACTGCAAGTTTAATTTGGTCGTCCATCATGGCTTACCCGTAAAAGATAGTCACGCCGGTTACAGCCGCGCTAAGAGCCATATAAACCCCATCTTGAAATAGAATACCTTCTTGAGGAATAGCTACATAAAACGGGATTGGGTTTGTGTTAGAAGGTATATCTATTTCACATAGGGTAGTTCCTGACGAACTTCCATCTTTAAAGGTAATTGTAGACGCTGTACTAGCTGCTGGGGTTACTACAAAACCTTTAAGACGGACTCGACTACCGTATAAACTACCTGCCGTACTTCTATGCGCACTCTTGACATCATACTGCATACTCATAACTAATCTCCTATTTAAAAGGGGGGAGGTAAACTCCCCCGCAGACTAATTACGCAGTTTGCGATGTTGGGTTATAAGTACCGTCTGATAAGTTAACCATGTACGATACAACAATAGTTCCTACACCAGCTGATAATGCTGAACCGCCAATAGCATACGTAACAGATGCGTCTGTAGAGCCTACGTTATTTAATACGCCTGCTGCACCAACAGTTTGTGCTAAAGCTAATGAGCCGTTAAATGCAGTACCAGAAGTCAGCGCATTTGCGGTAGTAACAGCAGTACCCGCAACGGATACTGTAAGTGTGGGGGATGTACCAGTAAATGCCGTTGATGAATATAAAGCAATACCAGTGATTGTTGCACCTGCAGGGATTACAAAAGCTGTGCCTGAAGTAGTGCCGTAAGCAATAGCCGCTTTCTGAGCAACAATAGTTGCGCCCATATTGTTGATAGTACCAGCAGTTGTGCCAGTTGTGTTAGGTACGGTTCCAAGTCTCCAAGGACCAAAGTGTGATGCTAAACCCATTTTAATCTCCAAATACACGTAAGATACGCAGTCTTG